GATTTACTATCGCAACATTAATTGGAATCAAGTAATCACAAAGATCATTGGGCAATTCATGTCCTGGATGATCGTCATGCCATTCAATTTTTCCGTGTGATTCTAATTTCATAAATCTTATTCTGCTATATCTTTCAGCGGGAAATTGTTTCCAAAACTTTGTAGCCAGTGGTGCATTTTCAGTCAATGCTGTCCAATCATAAGGAGCATTTAATTCATCTTTGTATCCGTATTGTCCTGCTACCTCAGTCAAGTCCATTCCCAAACCATGTAAACAACAACTGCTCCAACCTTTGTTGCCGTACTCGTCGCTTCTGTGTGGCACATAGTAAGGATCTACTGAATTTAATTCTTCTTTATTAATAAAATTTTTAAAGTCAATGTCTAATTCTAACCAAGGCAAAGTTCCGTCTTTAAATTTATTAAAGACTTTTGTGGCTGTATCCAACCCTATGTTATGATATTCTTCTATGTCTTTGTTGCTCATTATCATTATATTAATCCTGCCCTTTTTCTTCTAATTTGATCTGCCATGTCATGATTTACGTCTCTATGTCCTTCTTCATCTTTACGAACTGCAATAACAACATCACGAAGTTTTGCGTCTTTATCTAAATTATAATAATCGATTGCAATTTTAGGTGCTTTTATATTTTCCGCTCTACCCTCATCTATTTCTTTTAGATATTCAGTATAACTTATGCAGGCTTGTTCCTCAAAATATGCAACCATTCTATGAGCACACTGCGGAAAAAATATGTACAAGAACATATAAAAATGCCAGAAAATAAATTGTGCTGTAATAATCGCCCAACGTTCTATCCAATTAGGCTTTGCTATTCTCATAAAAATCATCAAATGCATACGTTCATTTTCCGCTTCTGCTAACAGAGTCTTAATCCAACCTCTGTCGTCTGGTTTCATTTTTCTTAAACTACGTAAATGATTCCACATACCTGCAACCATGCCTGGCACACCTGCGATAGTTTCTAATACAACCGCCCTGTGTCCATATCTCTTTTTAAAAAAACTATCTGCTATCCAACGCAAAAACATTGTAATTCTATAAGCAACTCTATCTGAAAAATTTACTGGTGCTTTCATTTAGTATTTCCTATTATCATAAATCTATTATATTTTTCTGTTGGCATAGTGCCAGCGATATCTACATTTAAATTGCAATCTTTTTGAAACTCTTCTAATGTTTGTTTGCAATTGACGTGTTCTTCATGACTGAAATAGTCATTGCTCTGTAATACAATCCTTTTGTTTGATGGCAATTTATCCAACCATTCGTTGTATTGGTCTGGTGTCATGTGTTCACATACAGTATTAATAATTAAATTGTGTTTATCATAATCGTTGTAAGCCAACATATCGGAAGTAATTGCTTTGAATCTGCCTTGCATTTCATAATCTTTGTTCATATTGTATGCAATATCTTCACATTTATTATCAATGTCCATACTTACAATTCTAGTAATATCTAGCCTACTATTAAACAATAGTGTCGCAAGTACTCCGTTCCATCCGCCGCATAATAATATATTGTATGGTCTATTTTGATGATACTTTTCTAAATGTTCAATCAACCAAACTTTGCTGTTGATCTGACCTTTCCAGAAACTTTCAAGGGTACGATATCTATCATCAGATTCTCTGATTGCATCCATCCAAAACAAAACATCTTTTATATTAATCTTCAAATTGTGCTCCTAACTTATCAAATGCTCCACACTGTCTACTACATTCACGCAACGGAGTTATTTCCCAAGTGCTTTCTATGTCTTGGAAAAAATTGCTGTCAAAAATATCCTTTAAAGATTCCTTATACAAATTAGGAAACTTATTAATTTTTTTCATATAATCCATTCTGGAAGGTTGTGTAGGTGGCATCCATTCAACATCTAACCAACAACACGGTGAAACATTTCCACAAGCACTAACATAGATTTGGTTATATTTTTTTGCTTTACAAATTATGTTTGGTTTTATATCTTTACTTGCTTCTTTCATCATTGGAATCATTGCTTTACTTTTTTCCGATGGTCTCAATTTGTGCAAAGGATTTCCTTTTTCATCTATTACTTGGAAATGATCATCTTTGAATCTTGTTGTATTTTTTGTTGTAAACATCTTGAAACCTAGTTCCTCTGACATTTGTTTTGCTTCTTCTACTTGATGTTCGTTGTGTTCAAACACCAGCATATGCCATTTGGCATATCCGCCAGCACCTATGAAAGCCTTTGCGTTGTCTATAATTTTGTTAAAGTCAGTTGATATTCTATATAGATGATGTGTGTCCTCCAAGCCATCTATGCCGAAAGTTACAATTACTCTATGTTTGGCAAGTTCTTTCCACCAGCCTGTCTCCCTTGCACTACCATTTGTGTGCATACTCAATTTCATACGAGGGTTTACTTCACGTAGATGTTCAAATATTTCCATTGTGTCTCTACTAATAATCGGATCACCTAAATTTCCACACATAAACATACTGTTCAATTGTTGTATAAACTGTCTTGGAAACCATTCCTTAAATCTATCTAGAGTGATGTCATCTAATTTAATGAATGGATTCATTGGTCCACCATTTATCCTTCGCGGACACATCGGACACTTTGCTTGACACTTGCTTGTAATTTCTAAATGCACGTCTCTTATGTCTTCAAATTTATACATCTGCGTAATATTCCTCTAACTTCTTTTTATAATCTTCTTCTGATAAGTTATGCCAACCGCAACATCTACCTGTAGGAGATCGTCCACATGGGCATTCTTTCTTTTTAGGTATTTTGCTGTCTGCACTGCTAACACAACTAGGCGTTATACAAGGCATGGCAGTTTTAAATAAATTAAATCCTTCGTCTATAGACCCTAGAGGTTGATCGTGACAACTATAACTTCTTTTTACTTCGCCACCTGGTTCCCTCACAATACAACTTTGAAATCCTGCATTGCAAGTCCAATTTTGAAATTTATTAAAACCAAAAGCATTTAATCTTTCTGCTTGATCTAGGTAATATTCTTTCTTTTTATTATCTATAAGTTTCAATTGATATATTTTATTATCTACTCTATCGGACCAGTTGGATTCAAAACTGTCGAAATTGTTATAATATTTTTGTGGAAACTGTTGCGGGAAACCTTGTTGTAAAAGTTCTTTTTGTTCGTCAGTGTATCCATCAACAATAAAACTTGCTGTTGGATCGCTTTGAGGTTTAAGTGTAACGTTGATTCCTCTCTCATGAAATCTTTTGCATCGTTGATAAAGTTCATCAAATAGTTCTGGAACCATAACTTGATTTATTGTTACAAATACATCACGATTAGTAAGCATTAAGATTTTATCTCCGAACTCTTGTTCGTTTGCAAATTCATGATGAAAACTTGCAGTGATTGATCTTCGTGATAATTGTTTTGTAGCATCTAACCAACGCTCCCACCATTTCATACCAGGACTTAAATTTGTTGTCATGTGAATACTTTGATATGTTGTGTCTGGGTCCTGATTGTAGTATTCAATTAGTTCTAAAAATTTTTTATACGCAGTAGGTTCACCACCACTAAAACTAAAATGAAAATCTGTAAAGCCATTGTCTCTTGCTTGTCTTTTTATTTCATCTATAGTTTGTTTGTATTGTTCTAAAGGTCTATGGTCCGCTTTGTTGCTATGAGCATAGGGCCAACAATACGAGCAGTTGTAATTACAAAATCTACTTAATATCCAACTTACAGAAAAAAGTTTTTGATCCAACATAGTTTGTTGTCCAACTTCTATTATATTTTTAAATGGTATGTCAAAATTAGTTTGCATTTTTGTAAATTTCTTCTAGCCAAGCAAAATCATTTATTTTTGAAATTGCTTCTTTGTTTCCTTTATTTTCTGTTCCATACTTTCTACCTGCTACTGCTCCGTCAACAGCAATTAAATCATTTGACTTGCACCAAGCATCTAGTCTTGCATCTGTTTCACTGTCCTCTTGTCTGTCAATGACTTTGCTAGACAATTTTACACACTCTCTAAAAGCACTTTTCCAAGTGTTGAAGGGTGTCGTATCGAAAGCGGAAACATTTGATATTTGCTCCATTGGTCTAAATCTATCACTTATACTTGTAGTCATATCAGTAGTTTCTGTATTCATATTTAATGTCAAATTGGTGGGCAATAGTTTTACACCGCCATATCCATACACTAATTCATTTACTGGATTTTTGCTACGCCATACGTGAACAGCATTCATATCCTTTTCCGGCACTTTGTAATCAAAGTTGAAGTCTTCTTCTATTAATGCATCTCCATCCACCACATAAAACATTTTTGTACAGGCTTTTTTAGCGGCTTCGATGTGTGCTTGATGTATTCCTTTTACTCCATGTACTCTTTGTGCAATAGGAAACCTATTTTGCAACTGTTTAAAATTTTCTTCTGCGTTAGGTTCTTGATAGGAAATAAAAATTATATCAAACATTACCTCTCCTTTTCCATATCCTTGGAGTATTAAGATATACTTCTTTAAAAAATTTACTTTGTTCTGGACTTAAAGGTTCTGTCCCGAATTCCATATCATGTTTTTCTTTAATTTTATTACCTAGGTCTACAATTTGTTTTTTGCAACGTTCTTCTGTAAATGGATTATCATTGTCATTTGGATTAAGTTCTAATCTCCAATATTTTTCATAGAAGTCAAACTCTCTTGTTTGAACAATATCCCAATCTGTACAATTAGTAAGATAACAACCTAGCCTTGCACCATGTATAGCAAAATATCCATTGTCGACATCTGCACCAACATTTAACCATACAAGTAATCTTTGATAATTTTGCCACCATAAATCTTTTATATTGTTTACACGTGCATTTCTATCAAGACTCATCTTAACTCCTTCTCTAAAACCTGCTCTCCAGGCTTGGAAAGGACTTGCATTAATATAACTTGTTGAAAAATTTTCGTTAAATTGGTAATAGTTGTCAAAATGACAAAACTCTATAACATTTTTATCTTTGCCATCATGGTTTTCATGTGTCTTCATTTGACGCACAAAGTCTTTTGTCCAACATTTTAAACTTCCGTTGCCATATTGTAATCCATTAAGGTCTATTCGTCCACACCAACTAAATTGATATGTGTTATCTACTCCAAGACTGGGTAAGTCCACTATAACTTTTGTAAAATCAGGTTCAATTATGGTGTCACCATCTACTGTGATAAACCTATCTGTATCTGAAGCGTCAGCACAGGCTTTGTGTGCGGCATCAAACCCGTACACCCCATGAACTCTTTTCGCCCATGGCACTTTCTTTTTCAAATCGGCAAAATTTTTTTCAGCATTTGGCTCGTCGAAACTTAAAAATATAAAATCTGTGTCAGCAATTTTAAAACTCATCTAATACCTCATAAGAATAATTGTATAATTTCCTGCAAAATAGTCTTGGAACAAAATTAGGCGTATAATTAATTTCTACCTGTCTGTTCTTTATCAAATCATTTAGATTTACTTCTAAAATACTATCCACTATCATGGTATTGTCTTGGTCGGTAGTAAAAAAGTTGTACACGTTAGTTTTTTTCATATCAATTGTTTCTGACAGATTATCTGCTAGTGTATCATCTATTGTGACAATAAATTTTTTATTATTTTTGCTTAAAGTAAATCTTATACAAGAGTCTGTGTCGTTATATTTTATTTCATACAAAAATTTGTTCTCAACAACAGCCATTGCATCAACATTGTTGTCTTTTACCTGAACTGCATCTTTCTGAACAAGAACATACTGGTTGTTTTGTAGTTCTACTTTGAAATCAAAAAATGTTTTAACACCTTTTTGTATTTGATTTGCTAGATACTCATCAATTGCT